AGTTCTTTTTCGCGATCTAAACGGGTTTTGGTTTCTTCTGTTGTTTCATCACGTTCAATGATTGTTTCTTCGCCAGTTTGTATATTGAACTCTTTTTCAGTTATTTTCATTTGTTCCCCTTACGCGCTTCCATAGATAAAGACTGTACCATTGTCAAAAGTTCCTGCGCTTGTCACAATCGATACAGAAGAAATCGTACTGCTTGAATTGTAATAACCAGCAACATCATAAACTCTTTGGCCGCTACCACCGCTACCCGCACCAAGACTGTTAAACGCTTTAACGCCTGATGAATTACAACCACTCAAAAAAGCATATGCTGAAACAGATTCACCTGATGAATTAGCCATTCTTGCTAAATCAACTAAACTGGTGGTTGTATTTTTTACACCAAAATTAGCAGAATTATAAGTAGAGGCGAAAGCCATTTCACTTCCAATTACTCGGTAATTACTTCCTGTATCTCCATTTAATCTAAAAGAAATAAAAGCATCAGCAACGCTCGTACTTGCAACATCAACTAAAATCATCAATTTATCTTGACCGCTAATACCTGAAACTGTTGTTGTTGAACCTGAAAGTGCTGTACCGCCCGAATTAAGTAATGACCAGTTAGCACCAGCACCGCCTGGAGTTGCCCATACTGGCAATCCGCCTGAAACTGTAAGCACTTGTCCTGTGCTACCAATTCCGAGACGAGCAGGTGTTGATCCACTAGATGAGTAAATTGTGTCACCTGTTGTAGTCATTGGGTTGGTCATGCCAGTTGTGTCTAAGTTAGCCCAAGCTGAACCTGTGTAATAAGTAGTCACATTTGTATCTTTTAAATAAGCAAATTGACCTTCTTGTGGTGAAGTAATTTCGGCATCACGCTCTGTTGCATTGGCGAATACATTAACGCCTTGCATGAGATAGCCATTAACATCTGCTGCTGTAAGAACCTCACCTGTTGTGAAGGTCTTAAAGCCTTGTCCTGCTGCCATATTTACTCCTTAGTAACTTAGAACACTGGTATCAAGGATACCTGATAATGTCGAATCGAGAATGAACCCATCGATGATGGGCTCTAGTGTTGTGAACTCTGTTTTCCATGAATTAGGGGTTATTTGATGGGCTACCCCGAACACCTGAAAAGTCTTAGATAAGTCTGATGAACCAGGCTGTGTTGTCGTCACAGTTACAGGATCAAAAAAGTCAAGGCTTAAAGCTGCAATGATTCCGTCATTGTAATCTCTTGTGTAAAGGTCAAGAGTCACCGCATCGCATCGGACTGTTGTTTCAGCTCTCGAAGCCACATAGGCCTGAGCGTAGTCAAGGGCAACTGCATCCGTTTCCATAAGCAAATCTTGTTGGTTATATGAGTGAACGAAATACTTGTCAATAGAAGCTTGATTGATGGCTGTCTGAGTTGTGCCGCCTGTGCGAGTTACTTGGGCTGAGTTATAAATAAGAACATCGTTGAGAACCCATACAGCATTAAAGTAGGGAATCTGTGTGCCATTGTCATTGAAGGCTACTGGTGTGCCTGTAAAGCTGCCCGTTGTATAGGCTCTATCTTGAAATACGAACTCGCCATAGGCATTGACATATAAAGAGCCATATTCTGACAGTTCGACCTTCTGCATGGCTTCTAGGGCTGTTCTAGGGGTACCAGGATCAGCCTGCATAGTGGTCAAGCCTGTGTCAATATCACGCATCGAGGCAGGCCAGCCAATTTGGTCAAGAATCTTGTTAATACGAGTTCCCGAAGGTTGTCCAGCAGTAGCTCCTGCGACTGTTGAAATCTGTGCGTTCTGTGCAAGTCGGAAAGCATCTACCGCCGTGATAGTCGTATAGACAACATCGCCTGTGAACTTAGGTGTTGTGGTTGTATAGCCTGTAATAAAACCTGCAAAAATTGGGTAAGTTACTCCCGAGTAGGTTGCAGTAATAAGAACCTTACGCATTGGGTTAAGTAGGTTGTAATAAGGGGAATTGACATTCTGAGGATTGAAATCACCATTTTGATCCACAATCCGCAAAGAAAGCTGACCTGTTTGGAATTGGTCTGCCTGAGCATTGCGCCCACGCTTTGTGCTAATTGAATCGACTTGACTTGACACATCGACAATCACGGATGAAGCATCAGCCAAAGTATTAGTGTCTAATAAACCTTCTCCAAGAATCATGGCTTGAGCAAAGCCAGGGCCAGTTGAGAAGTTAATTACAGCATTGATTACTGGAACTGTCACTAGATTGCTCCAGCGTAAGTGGTTGAGTTCCCGTATCTGTTGAGGTCTTGAATGGCACCTTGAACAACTGATGCAATCTGCTGGTCACCTATGCCTGATGCGTTAATAATGTAAGTAGGTGAGCCGCTGCTAGCTGTGTTGATTCCGACACCATTGAGTCTAAGGTTATTTTGCAGAGCTGAGATGTCAGGCATTGCAAGATTAAGTTTCTCGCGGATAATTGCCCTTTGTTGCTCAATAGGGGTATTTGCGCCGCCGCCAGCATTTGCTGTTAATTTCTGTAACTGTGTAAGTTCGGCAGCAATTCTGTCAAGCGTTGCTCTGATTGATGCGCGGATGGCTTCAATAAGTTGCTTGAATGCATCTTCTGCTTCATTGGCTTTTTTAATCATTCCAGCCATAGCGGTATTCTGATCATGAATAGCAATAAGCGATAGAAGCCGCATTTTGGTTTCTTCGCTTGTTGATTGGTTAAGGGCTGCGTATAACCCAACACGATCAACATCAAATTTCTTTTCTAATTCTTTAAGAGCCAACTCATCGGCTGTTAAAACTAACTTCCGAGTGGTGTTGTCATTGTCTATTTTCTTTAATGTGTTTTGTTCTCTTTGTAGCCTGATGGCATCTTTGTTGGCTTTGTCTATGGCTGCGCGTTGTCCTGGTGATTGAGCTGGTGTGCCTGCTGAACGCGCCTTACTTGATGCACCTAGTCGTGAAAGAAGTCCTAGTCCTGAAATCTGAGTACCAGCATTAAGAACATCACCGATAAATCCTGCGCCTGGCAATGACTTGATTGCCTTTGTAAGAACACCTATGCCATAGATTGCATTACCAATCTGAGTAGCAAAGCCTTCCATTGCTGTGGTTGCTCCACCGATGCCATCTTTGCCTGCAACCATCTGCATAGCATCTAGCAGGTCTTTGCCGATAATCTCTTTGGCGTTATTAGATGCAACTGTGAGTTTGGCAATCGCGCCTGCATAGCCTTCGGCAGCAGCTAGCGCCTGTCCTCTAAACTTGTCTGTGAGTTGTCCAATGATGACATCCATGTCACCAGTCTTTAATGTGGCTTTATCTAGTCCTGCACCTAAGCGGCTAAGCGCTGTTGTCTGACCTAAAAAACCACGACTTAACGCTGCTGATACTGCGCCTAAGTCTTTGCCAGTACCTGCTGAAATATCTAAGGCAAGAGCTAAGGCGTCTTGTGACTTCTTAACATCTCCAGTAGCTGTAAGTAATGCTCTAAACGCTGGGCGTAAATCATCATCTAAAACGCCTGTGGCGCGTTGTAAGTCTGCAATAAACTTTTCTACTTCGATGGCCGCAAAAGCGTTACCTGTATTGGCTAGGGCTAATGCTAATGATCGTGCTGCTTTTTCATCGGCTGCAAAAGCCTTAACAGCATTCTTGCTAAATGCGTATAACTTAGAAGCGGCAAAGACTCCAGCAAGTTGCTTACCTAATTTAGCAACTGACTTTTCTAATCGCTGTGTAGCAGTTTCTGCCTGCTTAAATGCTTTATTGCCGGTGTATTCGGCTGCAATATCAATTACTACATTAGCCATTAGCGAGTGCCTACCATTCGATTGAAAGTCTTACCAGCATTGTCAATAGCCTTTAGAACAGCCTTTGTAGCGTTGCCCTTGTCATTTTCCCAAGCCTTGTAAATTAAACGACCGCGCTCTTTGCCTGATCCTGTAAGTGGGCCCATTGCCTGAGCAAAGTTAGGGCGTGATGATGGCTTTGTGCCTGGCGTTCTGCGACCTGCTGTCTCATAAATAGCGCCTGCTGCTGAACGGTTACGAATCTGTGCTAAGGCTGTAAAGCCTCTGCGGTTAGGTTTCGATGGTGTTGTCTTATAGCCAATACCGCGCTTGACAATGGATGCGTTAAACACAGGAAACTTGCCACCCTCACGCGCCCAATTCGATAAAGGCGAGACGGTGACAAATCCTCTAGCTTCTTTTACAACAGGCTTTAACACGCCTGCTATTTCCTTCTGTGTTTCTTTGCCTAATTCAGGTGCAAACTTGCGAAGTGCTTTACGGAGTTCAACGCCGCCTTTGACGGTTGCTGGCATTGGCTATCTCCTTCGCATCTTCCTGTAGAACCTTTATCAGGTTTCTTAGCATTACTTCATCTAGTTCTAATAATTGTTGTGGCGCGATCCCGAGTCTGACACTTAATTTAGCAATCAGATAGGTGATCGAGTCGCGCCCTAAGCCAAAGGGTCATCATCTAATACCTCAACCGAAGTCAAGGTCTCGATGAATCCTTCTCCGAATGGCTTAACAGTTTCACCCGAACGGCGGATACATTCCCAGGCTAGCCAAAAAATATCGCTTTGCTTCTGATCTTCGATGAACGCTTTGTGGAATCCTTTTTTGGCGTAAATCTCAAAACCGTACTGCACCAATGGAGTAATTGGGTATTCCCCAACTTGTCCATCTGCCCTTGTTACTTTTAACTTTGCCATGCTGTGCCCCTTAGTTTAGTTGTTTAGAAAGAACCTGTTGTTGCTACTGCAACTGTTGAGTTAGCAGTAAATGTGATTGATTGTGTGCCAATATCGCCAACAGCACCGTTGATGTCTGTTGTGTTATTGACTAGCAATGATACTGTGTAAAGAGGGTTTGTAGCAGATACTGCTGTTCCCTTTTCCTGTAAGAATACTGCTGTAACAGTTGTTCCCCATGCAGCTTGAAGTGTTGCAAGAACGCTCGCTGATGCTGTGTCATTGAGGAAATCGATTGTAACTGTTGATGCTTCCAAGCCTTTAACAAACTTGTGTGAAGAATCGCCCATTGCTGTTACTTCGAGCTCATCGAATGAACGGTTGATTGTTACTGCTGTTACATGGTCTGAAAGATCGACAGAGTTAATCTTAACGCCGACCTTATTGTTTAGAAATACAGCCATTAGGATTATTCCTCGTCTTTCTTAGTAGATGCTGGCTTTGGTGCTGAAGTAACCTGCCCGATTTTCTTCAGGAAGGCTTCGTTTTCTTTTTCCCATTCGGACATTTTAGCTCCAGGTAGTTAGAACGGATAGTGACATCTCGCAAGTAAGCAGGTCACCAGATTGGGCATTTAGAACGCTTGGCTGGCTAACTGCTCCCACATTATAGGTCAATGAGGATGCTGCGAGTTTGTTGAACACACCCACGAGGGCATCTTCAATTCCATTGAGGTTGCCTTCATTATCAAACAAAGGCACAGTGATGATTATCTTAAAATTAGCAGTTGGTGCAATCGTGTTATGTTGATTATTGTTAGGCTCTAAATATGGATCAGAAGGGCTAACAATTACTGAGTTAGCAAGAACTGTGGCTGGCGGAAACGCAAATGTCTGCCACTTTGTATTATCGACTAATGCTGTCGCAATCGTGGTTCTAAGAGTAGTGAGAGCAACTGGCATTATCCGACCATCGAATTAGGGCTAAGCGCGTGAGCAATAAGCCCACGAACGCGTGCCAGTAATGTGTTGCCCATACGGTAAGGGCTAGGGGTAAAGTCCGGTGATACGCCGCCTGTAGAGCTAACCTGACGAGCTTGCCAAATGTCTACGCTAATCATGAGTGCAGCTTGTTGAACTGCCTTGTCCTCTGACCAATCGACATAGGTTGATGCAGCTACATTAGCGTAAGGGTTGAAAGGATGATAAGGAGTATCTGTTACATGGTTTGTTGTAACTGTAAAAGTACGGTTTGAAACACCTGTAATTGTCTTAGTTCCGTTAAAGTGTGATCCTGCGTTTGTAATAACAACGCTTTGACCCACATAATAAATCTGTTCGATGTTTTTATCGAAATACATTGTGCCTACTGTGCCTACATTTGAGTGACCAATAGCAAATTCTGTGTTAGCCCATAGCATAGGAAGTAGGACTGCATCTGAGGCGTCGCACACTTCCTGCAAAGTTGCATCAGGATATAGGGAACCGACACCGAGCGCTGATCGAAGTTCTGCGACTGTGGTAAGTGCCATTTCTAATCCTTTCTAAAGACTTGCTGGGGGTCAAGGGCTGCGACCCCCAGCAAGCGACTTAGGGTGTTACTTATTGCTTGTTGTTCTTGAAAGCACCAGCAGCAACCTTAGTTGCGATTGCGCCGAAGCCGTAGTAACCGATTGTAATCTGACCTGCTGCTGTTGATTCAGCGCGTAGGCGATATGTTGGTGACTCGTACCATGTGTAAGCATCTGGGTTGACAATGAGGATTGATCCGTCTGTGTCTGTTCCTGCTGCTGTGTTTGGTGTTACATAGAGGTTAAGTCCTGAAACGTTACCCTGTAGCGCTGTAGGTGTTACAACACCGCCTGCGTTCATTGGGTTTGAAGCTGTGTAAATTGGACGACCTGCATCGTTAAGAGTCATGATGTTTGACCATTGTGAAGTGTTAACAATCATGTTGCGAGCGAATGGGTTTGGAAGTCCAAGTGTCGCGTTGTAGACAGAAGCAGCACCGCGAGCAACAATTCCAAGAAGCTCTGCAGCTGTTGGGTAAGTTACTGTTGTTGTTGCATCTGCTGATGCGCCTGCAATAAGAGCAGCGTTTACTGCTGCATCTGTTGCCTTTGCGTAAGCTGCGCCCATGTTGCGGACTAGCTCATCGAAGAAAGCTGGTGATGTGCGATCTAGCAATTCAACAGAGAATGTCTGTTGTCCTGCGAACTTCTTAACATCTACTGACAAGAATGAAGATGTTTGATCTGTGTCTGAGAACGCTGCTTCTTCTGCTGTGATTGCAACTGTTGGCATTTGTGTAATCTTTGGGATTTCAAATGTCATACCTGCATCAGGAAGCACTCCGCGTGAGATTGCTTCGATTGATGGACGGATTGTTGTTCCAAGTGGGTTGATGATTTCTTGCAACTGACGAGTAGGAACTAAGCCTGCGTTGTCTGTTGTGTTATCTGCTGCAAGTAGGTATTGACGAGCTGACTCATCACCTAGTGCTGCACGGATTGTGTTTTCTGCATACTTAGCAGCTGTGATTTCAATGCGTGGCTTTGTGTAAGCCATTGCTGTAACAGTAGGACGAGCAGCCTCGACAGCCGCAGCTTCTACTGATGGTGTTGCTTCGACTGCTGTGGTTTCTTCCACTACTGTCTCGCTTTCTTTTGGTTGGGTTTCGGATGCAACTTCTTCTACCTTTTCGGCTTCTTCAGCTGCAATATCAGTAACCTGAGCAGACTTAAATGCTGGCTCTGTTACTAAACTTACTTCGACTAAACGAGCAGCGGATACATAAGTCACGCCGTCCTTAATCTTTGACTTTAATACTTCTGCACCGATGCTGAGTCCTGATTGCAATCCTTCTTCTGCCAGGATAAGCGCCTCTGTACCGCGTTGTGAACGGCTAATTGAAAATACTGCGTTGATTGCATCTTCTGATTCTGAGAAGCTAACAGCGCGGCCTAGTGGCTTCTTTGTATCATGTTGGCTAAGCAACTTGATTGACTTAGCATCAGGAATCTCAATCGATCCTGATTCAAAAATCACTTTGCCGTAGTTGGTTGAACCTGCTTCTACATTCAACGGCACGATTTTGCCTGAGATAGTGCGGCTAGCGGAATCCGCTGTAAGTTCAGCCGTAAGGGTTACAATTTGTGTCATGCCATACCGTTGCTTCCGTTAGGTGATAGGTCTGTCATTTCCATCGCTTGCTCTGTTGTGACGAGTCCAAGTGATAGCAATTTTTCAATTACTGCTAGTTCAGCAAGTGGGTCTGTGCGTAGGAATGTCTTATCGATGTCAAACTTCACGACATGACCACGAGGAGTAATGTCGTCCATCGATAGACGATCTTCAATAGCTGTAATAAATGGCTGTAAAGATAGCGCCAAGAATTGCTTGCGCTCATCCTGAACATTTGAGTAAGTCATTGAGTTATTCATCTCAGCGGAAACATAATAAGCAGGTACATTGCAAAGGCGAGCAATCTCTGTTGCAAGATTCTGAATCGCTTCGTTGTACATCATTTCTTTTGGTGAGAATGAAACTGGTGTGTATTCGAGTGTTGAAGTTAAATACGCTGTTGAACGATTATTGCGTGCGTTCTTCCATGCGTTAAGTAATCCTTGAACTTCTTTAGGGTCTAGGTCTGCGCCATTGTTCTTGATGTAGCCAGTAGCCATTGGAGTGCCTGCTGCAATAGCAGCTGCTTTCTGAACATCAATAGCTGCACGGATTGTTTGAATTCCTGTATTAAGAATCCCAGGGAGCAATGACTGAAATGTGATTAAACTTCCTAGTCCGTCATTTGGTAATGTAATTCCATCTACTGCGTAAGATTTCACATAAGTGTTTGTAGAATCAAGTGTTGCAGTTACACGATTGTTAGCAATCCATTCGAATTTAGACGGCCTGCCATCTTCATTATAAACCTCAACGCATTTCCAAAAACTTTGTCCATATAGGAGTAGCGACTCGACTGTGTAAGCGATTGTGATAGATCGTGGTTGTGAGTAAGTAGGTTGTTCAATCCATACTGGTGGCGCAATTTCTTCATTTGTAGATTTGCGATACAACTCGAGTGGGATCGCGCCGATTGTGCCAGCTAGTAAATTGCGACAGCGTTGTAACGCTGGGACACTTAAAGCTTCTTCTCTTGAAACATACGCATATTGAAACGGCATTGCATAAGGCGAGTATTCGCCTAAGACTTGGGGTGCTGCCTGCGCTTCGAGCAAAGGTTTAGGTTGTAATCCGAATGTTTGCAGTAAGCGACCCATGTTTACATATTAGCATACTTTGTCTAATATTTGACAATTTTGGCGTGTTGTGTCTAGATGATGATTTGTGGCTTTGGGGCAGGAAGCATCAGCTTCGATACAACCATTGCCAAGCCAATAGGTGCTGAGATGTCACCTGCTGACTTTCGTTTGATAATTCTCCAAGCTGAGTCATTTACCTTAGCTGCACAGTTATTCATCTGTTGGATCAATTCTGCCTGTCCATTGTGAACTACTCGATGATTTACCAAGCCTTCCAATAAGTCACCACAGGCTTTGTAGAACTGCTGACCTGAGACATCCTCACACATAACGCCTGATTGCGTTAAACGGTCTGCAATGGTCTGTGTGGCGTATTTGTCAAAACAGACTAATCGAGGCTTATAGATGTCGCACCAGGCTTTGATGCTGGCTGCCATCTTCAATTCATCGATTGCCATTTGAGAGCTGTAGGTTTCTAGGATTCCTATGCCAATTCGACCATCGGGTAATAATTGACCTGCGACCAACGATCCATTGCGCCTTGACGGACTGACATCGAATGCAAAGACTGTATAAGCGCCCACAGCCATTTCAAGTGTGTTATCTGAAGTTTCTTCAAGAACTCCATGCGGCCAGGGCGATTGCAACGAGTCAATCCATTGGCACAGCGTTTCTGTTCTCGTCTGCTCGATTGGGTTAGTCGCAATAGCTTCTTCAATCGATTCTTTTGTAATTATGTAGCCAAGTGCAGGATTGCTAGGTGCAACCGCATTACGCCAAAACCAATCGCTACTTATATCAATTTTGCAATACTGAGGAGCTGAATACTCATAGTAGCCAAAGGTTTCAGGCGGATAATCTTTAGCGCGTTCGACTAAGCCATTGAGCACCGAGCTGAAATGATCACCAGCATTTGAGGTTAGGAATGTCTGTGCGTTAGCTCTTGCACGAGTTACTGGCACAGCTGCTTTATAGCCATCTTCTGATATTTCTCGAACTTCATCGATCCAAAGGAAGTCCGCTGTTCGACCACGAGGAGATGATGAGTTATCTGATATGACATCCAGGGTTGCACCGTTTAGAAGCTCTATGCGCTCGCCACCATTGGCATAACGGATTGCCTTTGTCATTGCTTTGAGTTCTGGCGTTGATTCTATGATCCAGGCAATCTCACGAAAAAGCATAAGCGATGTTGCTCGGTTGGCGCTCATGATGATGACTTTCTTCTCGCCACCGTAGAACATGCCCCAGATAACACGCACTCTGCCTAAGTGGGATTTACCATTCTGACGAGATATGAGTAGCAAAGATGTCTTCCGACGATAGTTATTCTTCTTATCGACAGACATCATGTCTTTGAGCACAAATTCCTGATAAGGCATCAGCTTTTCCATCTTTAGACGCTCAACCATGTCTAGGACTTCTTTATAGCGAGAAGCACCCTTCAGAAGAGGGCTGTGCACCCTCGGTTCAGTTGCCCCTCGCAGCGGTTGGGCTTTTTTGGGTTTATCTGTCATTGAACTGGATTGGGTCGGATTTTAAACGGACTATCTTGCATCGGTTCGGACTGCATCGGGGATATACGGGAAGAAAAGACAGGGGGGGTAGCCGTTTGTGCTAAAAAAACACCCTCATCCTTGCTTGACTTACGCAAATTACAATCACGACACAACACTTGTAAGTTATCCATGTCATGAGTGCCACCGTTCTTACGGCTAATGATGTGATCTACTTGCAAGTTCTCATCACTGCCACAGTATCTGCATTGCCTACCATCGCGAGCAAATACTCGCTCTTTGTGCGCACGATACTTACGGCTATTAAGTTTATCTAATGCCATCCTTTACGCTTCCAATGATCTAAAGCTTTGCATGTATTGGGTTGCATTCCTTCATGTGTCCTAGTGTATCCATATCTATGACCTATGTATCGTAAGCCCCAATCAATCTGTTGATAAGGCTTAGCAGTTCTTAGGAATTCACTCTTACCTTGTGGTATTCCATAAACTCTTTGGGTACCGTTTAAGTTACCTACTGCTTTCCAATTCCAAGCAGATTCTTTTCCATAAAGAGTAGCTAAACATTTGTAGTTTTTAACTGTTAATTGTCCTGCTGCATATTGCTTTGATGTAAGTCTTTTAGTTGCATCGTTTGTCGCACTAGCTGCTGACAGATACAAGAAGCATAGAGCTCCCCCTAACACGATTGCCACCGAGCGAGCTATGCCCTTAGGGGCTCGCTCTGAGCACCTGATGTGCTCTGGCTCTCTGAGTGTAATCTCTATGTCAAGTTTTCTGCGCATGACTTCCTAACTAATCTCATTATATGGACAGTGATTTGCATCACATTACTTAATGAACAATACCCAATGAGTCCCCATTCTCTTGCCTGATGAATGCCCGAGCACAGGCTTTTGATTAGTTAATGCCAATATTTGATTCAATCGAACTGATGTTTCATTCCATTTAAATATAAGTGTGCCATTAGGTTTAAGCACTCTAAAACACTCTGCAAAGCCTTTAGTTATATCCTCTTGCCAGCTGTCCTTGTCTAACACCCCATATTTCTTGAACATCCACGATTTATCTGATAACTCGAATAAGTGAGGTGGGTCAAATACAACGCATTGAAATGATTCATCAGGATATGGAATAGCCCTAAAGTCCATGACTTGATCAGGCTTTATTGTAATTGTCTGCCCATTGGTCAATAGGTGAGTTTCATCCTCACGAATGTCACCAAAGACCACGCGACTATCTTGCTTGTCAAAGTAGAAGGCTCTCATGCTCGATGCTGGGTCAAGTATTGGTTTCATTTATTGACTCCAATGCAATGCATATTTCTTCACCTAATGAATAAGGAATCATTGAACGCTGCACTTTGCTGAGTCTTTGATTTCCTGTGTTAGTTCCTCTAGGTGAATTCTCATGGCAATCTGCACCCGGCTTGCACATAGGGCGTGGTGTCCAATTAGGCACTTCACCCCACAAGTCTGTTGGCTTCATTCTGAAATCACCATAAGCACAATAGGTAACAGTTCTTCTTGTAAGTGTTTCCATGAATGGCTGCTTTCGTAGCATCCCTCTAGGGTTCTCAATTACATAACCTAGTTTTGGCTTAATTTCATCAATAAGCATGATGGCTTTTTCAACTAATGCAATGCCAAGATAAACTCGATCATCTTTAGGAGTTAATACACCATCCACATAATGCCAATAGATAGGGCAGCTAGCCACGCTAAATGTGGTGCATGGTGGACTAGCCCATATGAAGTCCGGATGTCCATACTTGGCAATTAGTTCAGCTGCATCTAATTGAAGAATATCGACATTTTCAGTAGCTGCTTGTTTAGGGTTTAACTCAAAGCTAATGACTGTGTGACCTCTGTCCTCAAAAGCTTTAGTGCTTGACCCTGTGCCTGCAAAGAAGTCAAAGATAATCACTTGTCACCTTTATCTGTTGAGTAGAAGCCTTTACCCTTAAACACTAAGCCAGGTACTGAGTAGATGCGATTAGCTTGTGCGCCACAATCTGTGCATCGAACTAAGTCATGATCCATAGATAATTCAAGCTCCATCTGTGTATTACAAATAGGGCATCGATATTCATACATCGGCATTAGTCGCTTCTTTCTCACAGGTTTTGCATCTCCAATGTTTGATTTTCTGACTTCCACATTTATCGCATCGTTCGATTGCTGCTTCCCAATCAATGTCCGGTGGAAGCTCGTCATAATCTGCTTTGCGTAATAACTCCACCAAATCACTCAATGTCAACATACAGACGAACTCATCGACTGATGCTTCCCCTTGCCCATTGAGTCTAAAGCAAGCGAATCCTAAGTCCCCACTTTTGGATGTACGAGCTTTGATTTGGCGAAGTGTCCCTTTGATGTCAAGTGAGTTACGCGCTTTTATTTCGATGTCGAACGGGACACCGTAAATATCTTTGCCTTGACCTCGACCTACGCTAGCGTGTGGCCACCATTGCTGCAAGTATGATGCCACCAGCCTTTCGGTCGCGTATCCTCGATGCTTACGGCTCTGTTGGCTCATCAGGCTGTGTATTAGTCTTTATATTGATTTGGCTTACAGCGTGGCATCTTAAGCAGGTAACAAATACCTGGTCATTAGCCGTTGGAGTAATAGCCACAGGTTCATTGCAAAGATCGCAATAGATAACAATATCCTGCGGCTCTTCGAGCTGTCCGCCCAAGATGGTTGCTGTGCCATCATCAAAGATTACCATTTCACCCATTACGCTCTCGCCTTCTGTGGTCGCCAGTTGCCTTCTGGACTTATCTCATACCAAATTACATCTTCACCTTTAGGGCATCGATTCATTTCACCAGTAGCTGCTGCCATGCACTTAAAATGACCCCAAGGCTTATTAGCCTTAGTCATGCCATGCGCCCAGTGCATTTCACCATGAGGACAACGAGGAACATCCTTGTCGGTTGTGCCGCCTATAATGTCCTTCACAACAGCGACTGCTTCAGCTGATGTCGTTGGTGCTGCGACTGTTTTAATAGTCCACGGATCAGACTCATTCACGACAGGGATATACTCTTGCTTTGGCTCTGTGAGCTTTGCTCGCGTGACCTTAACCATTTCCTCTTTGCTTGGTCGTTTACCCTTGCTTGCATAACCAGCATTCGCAAGCGCTCTGCCGATTGCGCTAGTCTCGCAGTTTTCCAATGCGCTAGTTGCATTAACGCCTCGACTGCTAATTGTCTCCTCAGCGAGTCCGCTGGAGAACGGCGTGCTATCAGCGAAAGTACGATAAATCCATGCTTTAACAATGTATCGGTCATTTTGGAAACTCACTAACTCTGTCTCGACTCTGAAATCTGGGAAGTCCTTGATGAACTTCTCCAGCCTTACTTCTACTGTCTCGTAATCTTCTAGGTTAAACATAAAGTTCATCCGCTTCTGTTTGTAGTTCTAGTGCTATTGCTAAATAGGCTATTGCATCAATGTAGGAATCTTGATGACTTGGGGTTTCTGTGATTCTGGCAAGTTTGACTTCGACCATTGCAAGAGCAGCTTGTGAGTCTGTGATTGGGTAATCAAGTAGACAGGATAACCTTGCAGCGATGCGACCTTGGTTAATTTTCGGATGACCGTAGACCTTGCCACGATCTTGCATAATGTCGATTGCATTGATAAGCGCCTCAGTTGCTTTCATCGACCCACCTGCTCGTAATACTTTCGGACAGCTGTGCGACCATCCACTAATCCTTCATCATAGCCAACTTCTTGACCCCAACGGAATGAGAAGTAAGACAGTAATCCGACACCTGCGATTATCAGGATTGTCATTGAGTTAATTATCATTTTGCCCTTTCTTGCCCCGTATTTCGGGAACAGGAAGAGTGTTGCACACCTAGTAGGGTTTATTCAGTAAATTTTGATAACGAAACGGTAACAATTCTGAGTCATCCATGTGGTCATCGATGTCTCGGGATATGTCGTTACCGAGAGCGCCCGTATCTCTTACCTGACACAACGAATGTACCGTCCTTCTCTAGGTTAATGATGCTGACCTGCACATTTGTGCCTATTTCCTCAATAACAATAAATGCCTGCTGCCAGTTCATTGTGCCCTTAGTGTAATGAGCCTGCCTGACATCCATAAGATGCCCACCTTCCCAGCCTCTCAGGATACGGCCTATACGGCCTCCTGAGGCCTCTGTGAAGGCCGATTGGCCTGCCCTATGTGTGTGCCCACATATGACGCTAATACCATGCCTACGGGCCGCTTCTAGGGCTGTAAGACCAGGTGTAGGCTTCACGCTTTGTTCGTCCCCATGAACGGCCACAATGCCTCTAGCGATGGCGTAGGGCTTCTTATGGTAGGTAATGCCTAGTTCATCAAGCTTCATAAACTTCTCAAAGCGCAACTCAGGCAATGCCAAGAAGGCAGGAATCTTTTTCATCGTGACATTGTATAAACGGTCTGTGTGATTGCTACGGATCATGTGAGCTTCTTTAGCGTGCTCAGTCAATGACCACAGGACTTCAACCGCTTCATCGCGGTCAGCAGCTAGTGTCTGCTCGTACCATCCTGGAGTGTTTTCTGTCCATCGGGAAATCTGTGGTAGGTCGATTTCATCTCCGAGAGTAACGACAGAATCGGGGCGAAACGCCTTAATAAAACTTGCAACATTTTTAACAGCTACTGCATCGTGATAGGGAACTTGTAAATCGGGAACTACTACGGTTCGCTTCATTCGTCCTCATCGTCATACCAGTCAGGCTCAGGAATGTTTGGGTTAATTGGGTTTGGGAGAATCCATTCAGGATATGCGTTCTTCTCCACAATAATGGCAAGTGCCTGATCAACTGGAAAGCCTGCTCTGCGTAGGGCGCGATACATTTCATGCACGCCAATAGCCCAAGCATCTAGTTTGGAATAGCCTTCATCCACTAGCTTCTGAGTTGCTTTTCTTGCCATAGGAGAATTGTTACCTCTCTAGGATGCGGATAATTGTTTCGACACGCGCTTCTAATGCGTTTATTTGGTCGCGCATACTACTTCCTGAATTTGGCTTTAACTCGTTTAGGTAATGCTTTACTAACCACTTCACAGAGCCAATAAATGAACCAATAACGGTCAGAGCAACAGCTACAACAGCCGCCCAGTCTTGGGCTTCCATTACTTTTTAGGTGTGGCATAACCGAATACGCCTGCTAACACCGCCCAAAGGATTGCGCGGTAATCGACATCAAAGTTACTTGCAGCCCAAGCTGATAGAAATGCACCAGCAGTAAGGACGATTGGGTTTTTCATATTCATTAGTTTGCTCCTAGCATTGGGATTTGGAAGAACGAAGAATCTGCATCGCCCTTCTTGGTAAAGCTGATATGAATGTGATGATCGTGGCGATTAACCCCATTGTAAGAACGCCAACGCCAAAATGACTTAGATGAGGCAATTCGACCTGCGAAGATGACATATGCAATCCGTTTGTCCTTCTTGGCGCATAGGCGTATTTGGTCGGCAAGATAAGCACCTGTGCTGGGGCGTGAGTCGAAGTCCTTATCCACATCAATAGCCCGGACGATTCCGTTAGACGGATCGGGATTGTGGTCACTCTTACGATTGGAGTGTTTGGCATCGCCTATCCAACCGTCCGACTTACGGTCTCTGTCAGGGAACGCATCATCGATTTGCTCTCTGAGTTGCTGACCAGCTTTGCACAATACAGGTTTCATTATCCGAGAAGTGTTGCCAATTCATCGGCTGACAGTCCTAAGCGCTCGGCAATAGCAACCTTAGCATCTGCCTTTTGAGCATCTAAAACTGCTTGTGCTTGCAGTTCTTTTTCGCGATCTAAACGGGTTTTGGTTTCTTCTGTTGTTTCATCACGTTCAATGATTGTTTCTTCGCCAGTTTGTATATTGAACTCTTTTTCAGTTATTTTCATTTGTTCCCCTTACGCGC